AGCAATGTTAGATACAACCGTACTTGTTCCTAGCAAAGCTAAATCAGCTACAGCATCAGCCGTTCCAAGCCGACCAATCTCAGTAGCTTTGCCAGCAACAGCACCAATATCAGTAGCATCACCAGCTACAGAAGTTACATTACTTGCTATGCCAGCCACAGTAGAAATATTGCTTGCTATGCCAGCTACAGAAGAAATGTTATTTATATTAGTTGTTGTAGCTAAGTCATTAATGTCACTGATAGCGTCAGCAGTGCCAATTAAATTAACAGAAGCCGCATTGTTAGCTACAGTTTGCACCGCAGATGTACTAGGGCCAGCTTCAACAGCACCGCTTGTCTCATGAAACGCAAGCACTTTACCTTTACGATCATTAACAGCAGGAAGAACCAGCGAAGCAGCAGCATCAAAATCAGTAAGTTGCAATGCTCGACCAGCAGTATCTTTAAGATCAGCAGCTATAGCAGTAAGAGTATCAAGCTGTGTATTTAAAGCAGCCCTGTTTATATCAGCACCAGCAGTAAAATCAGTAACACGCTCAATGGTAATGCTTCGCGTAATAACCACAGTTGCATTGGCAGTTACGCCACTTACAAAAGTAACTGTACCAGTAGAGCCAGAACCTCCGCTTACGCCATAATTAGCAGAGCCAGTACCCTCAGATTTTAAAACACCAGCAACGTAAACCTTTAAATCACTGTTATCAAAAAACTCAAACGGAACTGCAAAAACAGTTTGCGCTCCGTTGGCATTAGCTGTGTAACTAATCCGTGGGTCATTGTCTGATATATCAATGGTCATAAATCACCTCTTTTTTAGAGGTTTCTAACTAATCACTAAAAAAAACAACGCACAAATTAATAATTCTTATACCCAAAAGCGTCACCAAGCTGATCTGTCATAGCTTTTATAGGCAAAGTGCCAGTAAGAGGCAAAATGTTATACAAGCCTAAGAAACCTTTTTTGTATTCAGTATCATCACCAAGAAGCGGAACGCCAAAATGAGTCATGGCCTCAGCAGCGTCTTGCAAGGTTGACGTTCCAGCACCCATTACCCCAGTAGCAGAATCTACCCATGCTGGAAGATTTTGTTGCTCATAATTAGGTCTAAACTTAGGCTCAATGCCAAGATGTTTGCTAAGAAACGGCTCTTGATTTAATGCAAGTTGTTGCTGCATAGAATCATAAATAACGCCGCTATATAAAGACCCAAGGCCACTATAATCAAACGCTCTTAGCATCCTATCGCGCGCGGACAACTCGTCCCAAATGTAATCAGGTATTTTTGCGTAAGCAGAAAGATAACCAAGCCCCATAGCAGCAGTTACACCGCTTACTCTGTTTAAAACAGCACCAGATGTATAAGCCGCAGTAACTTTATTCATTGAGGCAAACATAAATGAGTAAAATTGAAACGGTAAAGTCATATAACCAGACTCAATCTTAACGTAACCCTTCATAGTACCATCTTCTGGCAGCTTAGAAGCCCAAGGTATCATCTTTGCAGTGCTTGTACGCAGATAAACAATGCCATCAGCTATCATTGGGCGGTCATTTGGCGTTGCAGACACAATAGTATTCAATACACCTTGATTAACAGCAGCACGAAACGCCTCAGTTGTTTCTTGAGACACCCTATTTTGACTGTAAGTAGTCCACTCAGTCATATTAGGAAGTAATTGACCATTCTTTGTTTCTTGTATTGGAGCCTTAGCAACAATTTCTTTCATCATAGCTATAGTAAGGCCGTGACGAGCAGCATATTCTATTTCAAATTGAGTCGCGCTACCATCAGCCATAGCTTTTGATACTTTTAACAGTTTGTGAGCGCGTAATCCCCCTTCAAACTGTTTAAAGAATTGAGTCAGTGGGCCAAGACCATTCATAATATGACCAGCTTGCTTAATATTATTCCACATACCCGCAGAATTAACATTATTTGTAAGACTGTCACTAATTCTGTTTTGCACAGAACCATTATACATATCTAGTGACTCACCAAAATCATCGCCAAACGCTCGCATAGCTGCGCGTGTTTCTCTGTTAGTAAACACGTTAAGGGCCATAGACAAAACGTCCATTTTTTCATGATCCATAATAATTCGAGCAAAATCAGCAAAAGACGCAAGGCCAGAAGTAGTAAGATAATTCAAAGAGGTTATTTCTTTAAGCAATGTTGCACGTTTTATGCTCATATCAGTAGGATCATCGTACACAGTACCCATTACTCTGCGCTGGTTTGTAACCCAGTTTAAACGTGCTTTATTAATCCAATCATCGCTGTATCCATCAACGCGCAACTGATCTTCTATTTCAGACCAGACCTTTGCAGGAGTTTTGCCATCAAACATCTTGGCAAAATGATAATCAGGCGCAACTCTATTAGTATAATTCTGCATAATCATTACAGGATCAGTGTGAATAAAATCAAATACCTTTGCGTTTGGTATATCAATCATTCTATGAGCTAACCGCAAACTATCTTGCAAACCAGAAATCATATCTGGATTTAAAGGATCAGGGTCATCAACAATAGCATTGTATATATTATCTACGTTTTTATCTATGTTTTTTGCGCTAACTTTTTTGCGTACAAATAGCTTTTTCTTTCTATCGTAATGAGGAATAGAACCTTCTTGAGCAAAATACTCTTTAAGTATGCGTTTAATTTCAGCAGGATTGGCTCTCATCTTTTCAATGTCCCAAATCCTATTAAAGAATGGCTCTCTTGTTTGCCCCCTAGAAGTGCCAGAGTTAATAATCTCAAGAGCAGACTTGTATAATGCAGTTTCTTCTAAGTTATCTTCAAGCCGCTTTTCAAAATAACCGCGTGTGCGAGGCGGCAATGGGTCTTGACCAGTAATAGGATCAATAGGCAATTCTAATCGCTCATTAATTCTATCACGATCAATTTCTAAAAACCTAATTTCTTGCTCAACTCTTGCTCTGTTGCCAGTAAGGTCAGTTTGATCTAAACGCTCACCCCACATGCTATAAAAATTATCAATCTCAGTTATAAAACGCGCTTCAGCAGCACTTTCTCCAGCCTCTCCATTGGCTCTTTTGCGTAATGCCTCCCTGCCAAATTGCTCAAGCGTAGGCCCATTACCAGAAACTCTACGCATCATGCTAGTATGATTCATGCCCATAACATTTACTTTTGTAGCGTTAGTATGCTCTGCAAAAGTTTCAGCACGAACAGTCATAACCTGTTTCCAATGACGTTTTTCCATATTAGACACAGTGTAAACAGATTGCGGATTAGCAAAGCCTAAAACATTACCTTCTGTAAGTCTGCCGCCATCACCAGATATACGCATCATTGAATCTTTAAGCATATTAAGGCCATGCCAAATAGGTTTGCCGTCCTTAACATCTTTAATTGGATTAAGCAGCATAAGCGTTTTAAACGGAGAAGGTAAAGGGTTCCAAGCACTAGCCTTTAATCTGTGTAAATCAACGTAACCATCAACAGTTGATCTATCTATTAAACGCAAAGCTGATTCATCAAGAAACTTTTGTTTTTCTACAGAGGCTTCAATAATACCTTTTTCCATATTTGCAATGTCTCTATTTGCATATTCTATAGCTTTATCAGATAGCGGGAGACCGTCTTTATTAACGCCTTTTTCTAAAAGTAAAGTGTTTTGCTTAATGCCTTTTTGCAAACCATCAATGCGCTTTGTAAGGCTAATAATGTAGTTATTAATATCTATATCTTCCAAGTCAGATATTTTAAAACCAAAATCCGTTTTAACATCACGATTGGCAGCTTTAATTGCAGGGCCATTTGCAGCTAACTCTTGCAAATTAGCCAACACCTCTATCTGCACTTGGTTGTGACGATTGTTTCTTTTTGCATCAACCCAATAATTGCGATGTAATGATTTGCCTAAGTCAACAGACCCACCTATTAATCCACCAAACGCAGTTGCGGCAGTTATATTAAGGGCCGATGCCTCAATGCTTGCATTAACACCCCCATAGTGACGTATTGCTTCTTCGCCACCAGATACCAAAAAGTTGCTGAGAGCAGCGTTACCTATTGAAGCTACCATTCCTGTTGACTTTAAAGCAGCAACGCCCGGGATTGCGTTGTACATATCAAACGGCATAGCTAATAATGCGGTTGACCAAGAAGAATGTTGATAACGATTGTAGCGTTCTTCCTCTGCTACTTTGTATTGTTGCATAAAGCGCATATGTTCAAGACTAACAGCCGTTTGCACTTCGGGCCAATGATTAGGGTCTATTTCTTTTTTGTAATCATAAACATTAAAACCTTCGTCAGCAGTAGTGTCGCCAAATATATCAGCAGTAAACGGAATACGATACGAAGCGTTTAACAACATATCAATTTGCGAATTAAAATTATCGCTAACCAAAGAAGAAAAAGAAGTCTCAGGCACAAACGGTTTTGTTTTAGGCTGCGCTAAATATAACTGTTGGTTAAACTTAGGCTGTTTAACATCTGGCAATTCTTCAGTAATAAAAAGACTTTCAGATAGTTGAGCGTAAGTACTCATATTATCGTTCCTGTGATAGCGCGTATAACTCTTGCAAGTCATAATTTGCTAAATCATTTTTATTTGCGTATTTTTCCATAGCAGGAATCCTTGCGGGTGGCATCCGTTTATACATACCAAGTTTCCACTTGAGATACATTTCGCCTCTTTTATGTTGAACTACAGCTTTTAGTGCGCTTCTTACCATTGGATCAAGAGACTTAAATGGCATGGTAGCTTCGTCTAATGGCAATTCAACTGAATCTTCTGTGACCGCTAATTTTGTGACGCGCTCTAATTCTTCTGCTTGAGCGGTTACTTTTTTATTTAAAATTTCTGCTTTTTCAGCAGGGGTTAATTCTAAAGCTAAGGCGCGTGCTGTAGATTGTAAAACTTCTTCTTTTTCATTATTTGAAATTTGATAATCAACTAGCATTTGAATTGTAGCTTTACCCTCAGCCCTTGCATCAATGTGTTCTTCAACCCTTGCAACAAATTCTTCTTTGTCAGTAATGTAATAAGCGTTAGCAAGATCAGCTTGAAACTCACTAGAACCTAAATTTAAAGTACCGTTTATAGCCGCAGTAGTTATTTTATCCTCAAAAGTAGTAGCCATACCTCTCATGCGATCTCTAACAATTTCTTCCGCCCCGCTTAACCAGCTATCTCTAGCTGTATTAGTATGATCACTTGATGGCAAAATTGCTAAAACTTCTTCGCTAGATGAATTCAAATAGCCATTGCCTTGACGCAAAGATTTAATTGTTAAATTAACAAGCTGATCTGTTTTAGGTGCATTTTGCCAATTAGTAGGCACTACTTGCCTAACTATTGTGTCTTGCTGTTCTTTTAACAACGTTGCTGTTTCAATAGCAGTATCTAATTCACCAAAGCCATCAATGTACTCTTGGTTTAAATCTTCTTTCATTTGAATTTTCTTGCGATTGTCATTGTAAGTTTGGATGTATTTCATCATCTCTGGATTGCCCATATCAATGCTTAAAGGCTTTCCATTAATCATAACTAATTCAGGCTCTCCATTCTTAGCGGTTTGATACACCCAAAAAACAGGGTTTTCTTTGCTAGACTTGGGAGCCGCAGCTAAATCCAATCTTACACCATCACGTTTTCCACTGTGGAAATCTCTATGATCTACTGTTTGAACGTAATCTTCATCATAAGAAATATCACTCAACCTATTATATGTGGCACTTGAACCAGCTAAAAGTGACGTTGCATCTGCGACTAAATTATCCTGACTTGCCTTTACTGGCATTAATGGAATGATATTGTTTGCATTAACTATGTTAGAATTTTGAGGATTACTACTTTGTATTTTTTCAGCAACAAAAACATTAACAGCTTGAAGGTCAGAGCCTAATGCACCCTCAGGACTATTTAACGTAGCAGTGTTGTTTGGAAAACTAGGGTCAATGCCAACATAACTTCTTGAGTAAGAGTTATCGTAAAAAGTTTTCATACTTTTTTCAAAATCTTTCTCACTGTAAGGTTTGCCCAATCTACGTTCAGCAGCTAAAATTCCATAAGCGTAATCCCTTAGATCATCAGCAAAAACCTGATTGTCACCAGTTTGCTGAAACAAAGAAATGCTATTTTCTTTTAGTCGCTGGGAAAGCCATGTTTCAAAATTGCCATCTTCTATACCAGCATACCGATGCAACTCATTTGCAATGCCAGTACCTTCAGTTCTTAATTGGTCAACTTCAGCAATCCTTGCAGCTTCAATCGCAGATGTGCCGTACTGATCCCTAAACTTAACTAAGGTGTCCAGCATGGCTATTTCAGACGGATCAAGCCCTAATTCTGGCGCTCTTTTTTCTCCGCGCACTGAAGAAAAACTACTAAGATTTCTCCAAAGAACAACGGCACCATTTATATTTGCTTCATTACTTGGCAAAGTTGCAGCAAGTTTTTTTAAGTGGTCAGTTAATGCTTTTGGTACAATCTTATGCTTGTTTGCAATAATGGTTCCAATGATTTGACCAACTCTAGCTTCCTCTGAATCTGGTTCTGCAAGCAAGTATTTATTTATATCAGTAAAAGCATCAACAGGTAGCTGATACCCGTTATTCATTTTAACTAAAAACGATTCATATGCAGATTGAGCTTCGTTAGAATCGCCATAAAGTGGAACTTCAGGATTAAGAAAAGAGTTCTCTAACCTTAACGCCTCCAACGCCTCTTTCTGATTATCTTTTAAAACAATTTCAGCAGTTGCTAATTCTCTCCATTTTTCTTCTAAACTGTTTCTGCCTTCCTGATTGCTGCCGTTCTTAGATAAATTAAAAATAGCTTGCAGTTCAGCAGCAACAGCTAAAGCATTAGGGCCATCTAAATCAGATAGCTGACCGCTAAAAATAGCAGAAGATATAGACTCCATACTTTCTGTGCTATCAACGCTATGTGACAAAACAATCATTCGGCGCATTGCAACTTCGTGGTTAATTGCTTTAATAAACTCTTTAGCTTCCTTTTCAGGTAAATTATAAACGCTCTTGCCAAGGATTCTTTCAATTACTTTTTTGCGCTGTTCATATTCTGCAAAATCCGAACCAGTCATAACTATTGATTTTGGTAACGTAGAATCACTTTTAAACGAAGCGTACTCAGGGCTACGAACTAAATTAATTAGTTCATTCCTAATTCTTTCTAAGTCATCAGGATTAGCATTAGTAATTAAACGATGACCTAGAATCTCAACCTGTTTAAAAACTTCAGAAGCATCTTTTTCTAATTCTATTCTTATCTCTTGTTGCCTTTTAGCAAATTCAGTAGCTTGAAATTCAAAAGCAGTTATTGCCGTATTAATCTTATCTGTAGGCAACCCTCTAGCGCGGGTAATTAAATCTATTAAGATTTCTGGCCCACCTTCTCTAGCAAATCTTCCTGATAACTCACCTGTAACTTTGCCAGTTTGTAAAGCTGATTTAACATCAATCATTTCTTGTTCGGTAAATTCTTGATTGCCCTGCGTTAAGACTCCCATTTGAGTTATTAAACTAGCAATTCCTTGCGCTGTGTTTAGTTTGGCAAAATAATCAGGATGTGTTTCAGCAGTAATTCCTTGCTTTGCCAGCGAACTAACAATATTCGTTTTTAACAGCCTACTATTTTCAACAACGTGCACATAAGGCCCGTCATCGTTTTCGCTATCAAGCAAGCGAGTCCCAACAGCGTTTATTAATTGGTTTTCTAAACTATCACCATTTAACTTAATAAAAGAATCTTGCGCTGTTTTAATAGCAACTTTTTGGGCATCAACTACGCTTTGGCGATTTTTTAATATAGTACTTATATTTAAGCCACTGCCAAGACTGAAAATTTCTTTTGCTTTAAGTAAGCTATGACCCTCTAAACCTAATTGGTTGTAGGTTTCATCATTAGGAGCAATTAATAATGACCGCATATTTTCTATAGCCGCGTCATCAAGTTTAGGAGTGCCTGTTAAGGTAAGGGTAGAAAGTAATTTCTGTTCTAAAGCAACTCGCGCTTGATTTAATTGGTCTTGGTATAGCTTTCTAAATTGGTTAGCTTGATCAAAACCAATTCCACTTTCAGGATCTTCTACAGCGCCAGCTAATGTATCTAACCTTCTTTTGCTGTCAATTAAATGCGCTATTGCGTCATTAATACCACCTCCAGCAATTTCAGAACCAATAGCATTATTTTGCACTTGATCAGTAAGTTCTTGCAAAGTTCCTGAAGTAGCACGTTTTCGACTTTTAATATAATCATCAGTTGCTTGTTTATTTTCGCGGATAACAGAATTAATAACCCCTGTTCTAGCGCGAAGTTCTGGCGTTATTTCACGCAAAACCTTTTCACGCTCAGCAGGTGCAATCTCTCCTACGTGGCTCATAATGGCCATTAGGTCAGCACTATTACTTTCATTTAATCTTGAAATGTTATTTGAATTAGGGTTAATTAATATTTCTTTTATTAACGCTAGTTGCAATGTACCTTCAGCACTTTCGTCCTGCCTTCCAATCAAGCCTTCTAGCTGACCAGAGAAATAAGCAATTTGCGCGCCCCTTGTAGCAAAAGCAGACGCAGTTACAGCTTTTGATGCCGTTCCAGCCACATCCTCACTTTCAGCAGCAGCAGCAGCAACAGCTAGCGAGGCTTCAACTGATACATCGTTTATAAGACCTTTGCCATTTTCTGCTTGTATAGAAGTGCCAGAAGTTGAAAGACGCCCTAAAGTTTGAGCATGTTGATTAGCTTCCGCTATTCTTTTTGCTGCCTCAGCTTTTATAGCTGCCCGTCTGCGTGTTTCTTGTGCGGCAAATAATTGCGTCTTAGTGTTTGCTAAAATAAAAGAACCAGTATCAGTAGCTAAACCTAAATACCTATCAGGAACCTGACCAGCAACTTCTTTAACATAGTTAGAAAATAACTGTTCATACTGTTCAGTAGAATTAGGCGCACCGTCAACCATTGCAGCAATACGACCTGATTGCTCACGCAAATCTGAATCTATAGAATCACCAAATCGCTTTTCAATTATTTTGCTATAAGCCTCTCTTTGCAATCTGCCGCCCAAAGAAAACACACTTGTTCCGTCAAGGTGCGCTTTAGGATCACGCTTACCATCTGGCCCAACTTTATATAAATCTTCTTGGCTAACTTGTTGCGCCGACTCAACTCCGCGTTTTTCAGCAAGCGATGCAGCACGATCAAACATAATGCCACTAAACTGATTTGCGCCATTAACAATCGCCTCAGCAGTAATGTCAGCCGCTCTACTTTGCCTAGCTACGCCTATTGGCCCAACGCTAAAACGTCTTTGACTGCGAACAAACTTAGTTGCCATTTACCCTGTTCCTTTTCCTGCCTTAGAGTACGTGTCGGCAAAATTCATTATGCCCGTAGCCATAGTAGTAAACGCTCCAATATTTGCAGCGGTTTTTCTTGCATAACCTTCTTCAAGAGCAATTCTGCGTTCTGATTTAGTTCTGTAAATATCAATCTCACCTTGCGTTGCTATTGCATACAAGTCATCAGAAAGCACTTGTTTTTCACGATCAACCGCAGCTTTCCAAGACGCGCTGTTTACATTGCCAAACGCACTAAACAAAGCCATGTTTGACGCCATTGATAGTTTGTATTCGTCGTGGCGCACATTTGCTTTAGCCAAGGCTTGAGCCGCTTGAACTTCCATTTCAGTTTCAAGATCATATGCCTGACGCTTAGATGCAGCTAATGCAGCCTCACCTTGTGCTTTCTGTGCATTAGCGGCTATTGCGCTAAAGCCAAGCCCTAAAAAAGAAAACAAACTCATTAGATAATTAACTCCGCAGTTAGGCCATTAACTTGAAAAGGCAGGGGTTCGTTTTGAGTAATAACAACTTGCGGGTCACGGCTATAACCAAGAAGTCTAAACTCTTTTTTGCCAGACACAGCACTATCAGTTATTAATGGTATAGCATTTAAAGAAGCAGAACGTGTTTCTAACAAATCAACAACTACAGTAGCAATACCCCTTGGCTCCCCAGTAACAGGGCCAGTTTTCACTTGAGCATCTATAGGATTGGTCGTTACATTTACAGTAAACTTGTAGCCAATTTCGGCAGTGGCGTAAGTCTCGTTATAAGCAGTTAAACTAACAGCATTGTTAGCAACTGTGTGAGTGCCAAGGTAATCCTCTCTGCCACTAGATGTTGTGCCTACAACATGAACAACTACACCATTTGCTAAATCACCAGTTACATCAGCAGACTTATTGCTAACACTGTAAACCTTACTGTTATCTAAGTGGTGAGTAGTAATAAACTCGCACAAACGTAAATTAGTATTATCAAACCAAACACTAGCAAACATCCGATCATCAATAGCAACCACAGATTCAAAAGAACCTTGCGTTGTAAATCTTGTCCATCCCGCCCTTTTTTCGGCGCGATTAGACCCAAACACAGAACATTCACCATTTGTAGAAACATAGACACAGTAAGACTCCGCTTCTTCAAACGCACCATTTACAACACAAATATCCTTAAAGTCATTTATAAGGTGTGACGCAATAGTAGATACAGCAGTAGAAGTATAAGCATCCTCAGAGTCGGTATATAAATACTCTCTAATTACCTTACTGCCTAATTGAGCAAAAACTGTTGCACCATCAAGCGGCGTAGGTTGAACATAATCACAGCCAAATGGCGTTTGCTTTCTTATCTGCGCGTTAGTAGGCGTAATTGCTTGGTTTAAATAAGTAGGAACATACAGCTCAGCAGATGCAGTAAACACTTGCAAGTCTCTGTCCGAAACCAAATAGCGTATTGAATTAACATCGCCAGTAGCAGCAATAAGATTTATTGATTCATCGTCTAAACCTTCGCCTACATCAAAGTTAAAAAAACTAGATGACTTACTAAACCAAAGGCTATCTGGTTCAGCCAATGTGCCACCAAACACTAATCTGTTTTCATGGAAAGTAACCGCAGCAGGATACCCTCTTTTTTCTGAAAACGCTTGCTCACTCCAGTTTGAACTTGGGTTGTGCGTTGATACTTTAACATAACCGCCGCCATCTTCGTCATCAGTAGCAGAGCCACCAGCAGTAAAGGTAAAAGTATTGTCATCAATAATACCCGTTACTGTTCTAGCACCATTTAAATTACTTGCAGAAATGCCCCCAGTAGCAGACGCATCGCTAAATGTAATAGACTCACTGCCCGAATAACCGTGAGCAATGCTTGTTACCTCAACCGTTGTGCTGCCATTAATTGTTCTAAACGGATTTAACACAGTAAGTTTCTGAACGAGAGTATCAATAACATTTGCATTAGCAACAGTGGCACTTACTACAGAAACAATCTGTATTTCAGAAGTGCCATACTTTACTCGCACACCAACATGCTTTGAGTCGGGATACACACCGCCAGATGCGCTACCAGTTATATCCCAATAAGCCGCACTTGTAGTAAGGGTAATGCCATTACCTGTTACTGCCGATGGGTCTAAAGTTATTTCGCCATGAAAGTTAGAATAAGGTTGGTATATTTCTTTATTGTCTGAGCGCGTACTAAACGAAAATACCCTTACTTCAAAAGACGTAAGACCAGTGCGAACAATCATTCTTGGCATAAACAAATGATGACTAATAAACAACGTATCACCACCTTGAGCAAAGGTGTATTCGTGCATGTAATCATCATCAAATGGTAAAGCTGCGCTATCTACATCAGCAGTTAGCGTTGCCACTAGCGTTACACTCGTTGCACTTACAACGCGGAAGCACCGAACTTTAGCGTTTTCTACAGAAATAATATACCGTTCATCATCAGAAAATATAAACGGAAACAACTTGCCTTGCATACGCTTAGAGGTATCTCGCGTAATACCGAAGTCATATATGTTTTTAAGTCCCGATCTTTTCTTTGCGCCACCCTCTGCGCGTACAACTACGTTCTCAAGCCGTTGAGCAGAGGACGCATAAATAGGAGTATCAATCCTTGAAAGGGTTGATGGGCTTACTTCTCCAAATTGAAAGCTATTGATCGGAACTCGGTACTTCTGCATTAGCTTCGCCTTTGAGCAATAAACCTATTTGTGTTTAGAGTTTTTGTTGTTTGTTGCTGAGAGTGCAATCTACGCGCTTGCATCATTTGCAAACTAGCTTTTTGATCCATCATTGTTGCAAGCTGCCCGTCCCGCGCAACGGAAGTAGCAAGCACAGATGCCATTGTGTATTCTACTGCAATAGTAAAATAAGGAGGCCAAACTGTTTCATCAGCCCTAAATATGTAATCAGCAACTAAAACATCATTAACGCCAGAATCGCAATAAATCTTGCTGCCATATGTGTCGTACTGAATGTTAAAGTCATTTACCGTAACTGCATTAAGCATAAGTAAATCAGAAGGCATTTGATAAGCAGCATCAAATCTACCAGTAGGAGCATCGCTTAATCTAGCAAGAGTTGCCTGATCTGTTGAAAAACGCCACCTACAATTAGTCAAAGCGGCTCTAGCTATGTCCTCATACATAGCACCCGCCACTGTTGCTTCGGAAGTTCCGTCAGTAAAAGACGAAATCGGACTGCCCCCAATAAGCAAAGACGCTCTTGAGCAAATCTTTATTGAGGTGTTAGCTGTATCAACCATTCAGTGAGTGAGGGGCCGAAGCCCCCCATTCCTTTTAATCGCCGTCTGTCTCAGCAACGGCGGTGCCATCAGACACATCCACTACAGAGCCAGTATTCGACAAAACAGTTACAAAGTTTGTAGTAGGCGCGTTTGTATCCTGCACAATAATCAAGTCACGGACGTTAAGCATGTTTGCTGCGTCATTAAAGTAACCTGATGTATTGATAGTAGCAATCGCGTCTGCTGTTCGATACATCCAGAGTGCAGCGCCGCTGCCACCCCCGACCCGAATCAACCCTGCTGCGCTATAAGCCATTATGAGTCTCCTTAGTTATTGTCGAGAACTTCATAGATGCCTTCGGACTGAATAACGACAGCCCCCATAGACATCATAGAAGTTGCGAGGTGGGAGACTTTTTCAGCCACATAATTGATCTCGGTGGTAACGTCAGCGTTAATACCAAGGCCAAGTGCGGAAGTGTGGTAAGCAAAGTTTTTGCCACCAGTAACCGCAGAGGTTGAGAAAATCTTAAAGCCCAAAAATTCCTTCATGGTCATTCCACCAGCAAAAGGAAGATTCTGAGAACCGACATAATCCGAAGATGCAAATTCTTCGATCAAGAACAGATCAGCAAACCCTTTTGGGTTCATCGCAATAAAGCGATCACCGTCCTCTGGAATGTCAGCAATGCCCATTGTTTCAAACAATGTAAGCATATCAGCCTTAACTAGCGCACCAGAAGTATCATTAATCTGAGTTGAACTTGCACCAGCATCCATTGCCGCAATCAGAATTTCATCTGTCTTACGACCAAGAGCAGCAGCAGCAGATTTTGCAATTGCTTGACGCTCGTTGATGTTAGTTTTGAGTTCGTCCAGTTTATCAATGTATTCTGCCGCATAGTAATCAGCCATTGTGACTTCTACGTTAGTATGCGCCAGTTCCATCGGTGTTACTGAGCCATTACGCGATTTAGTAGAGGCAGAGCCAGTGCCAATTTTTTGGAATCGAGCAACCGAAGCTGAGACATTAGAAGTACGTACAGTATTACGGAGTTTAGAACCCATACGCTGATACGCCAAATGAACTTCAGATTCAAACTGCTTGATAAAGGCTTGGTCGATTGTATTCGCCATTTCAAGAGTCCTTAATTGAGTTTACAGTAACGGGTGTCCGTCTGTTTACTTCAACGTAGGTATCCAAATGGGCTACTCAGTGCATGACAGGCCGTGATATGCGACTGCTAATATCATTATCTACTGACTTGCAACGCACAAAATGTAAGATGTGGTTTTCTTTACTTAAAAATATAGGCTCAAACTCTAAATATGCCAGCCATTGAACAATCATATCGCTTTCTGTCCACACATCACAGCTTATTTGATCGTGATATAAGTGGTAAAAGCCTATTAAATCAGGGGATGCTCTAGCAAATCTAATCCAATTAAGCCGCATATACTTAGAAAACAAAGCCCACATTTGGGAATTTTTGTTAATGCCAGTGATTGCTAATGGATCATTGCCCTTAACTACAGCAAATGTCATGTCATCATTAAGGCATTGCAGTAAAGATTCCAGTGGGTCTGACTCATATAACTCTGCAAACTCACGTTTATTCTCGTTACTTAAATTATCTATAAAAGGAAAAATGTGACACGGCTTTAACCTAACCAAATCTAAGCCGTGTGACTTTAGGATTACATCACCCATATATTAATTTAAATCCATCATCTACCTGTTTAATAAAGTGACGATCTTGCTTTGCAGGATTATAATAACGTTCGTCACGCATCATTTCATTTAAATCTTGGACAGTTAAGGCTGATGTTGGCTGTGCATCACCAGCGAATGAACCGTCTTTAACTGCTTCCATGATATGCTCAAGGGCAAGAATACCCTCATGTGACTCACACATACGCTCAATTGCTGGCAAAGCCTCTTGAGGAAAGAACTTATTAGCAAACATATTGGCTGAATCAATGCGGGTATTTGCATTTTCGCCAAGTTTAGCCGCCTCTGCCTCTAAGTCAGGCGCAGAAGTGCCGACAGCTTGGGCATACATTTCAATGCCCTTTTCAAATTCTTGCTGGCTAAAGCCGTTTTCAAAAGAATGTTCCGACCACCAAGACAGTAATTCATTATCTACAGCCTGTTCGCCATCAACACTATCAGGAAGTTTATAGTCGCCTTTGTTTTCTGGCCTGTCCTTAAAGGCTTCCTCTTTTATTTCATCCATTAGCTTAGACCGCAAATCATCTTCTTTGCCGCCTAGCTTGGACTCAAGCTCCTTGTAAGCCTTGGCTAAATCATCTGGCGTTTTGTATTTGCCAAGCAAAAGTTCCTCAGATTTTAATTCTTCGTCACTTTTAAAAATGGGATCGCCAGTTGATTCAGTATTAATGCCGTTATCTACTGGCTCTGCTGCCTCTGTAGTTTCTGGGGTTTCTGAAACAAGACTTTCGCTCATTGTTTGCTCCTATGTGCGTGGGCTATTCTTTGATCAATAAGGGCTACAATAAACCTTTGCCCCTCAAGGTGACGCAGTGATTCCGTAGAAACATCTGGCCCATGAACCAATTGAATAGTTATTGATTTTAAATATTGTAAAACTGCCTGACCTGTGGGCGTAGAAAACACTTCCGCTACATTCTGGCTGATTATTGTGTCATTGGCCTTAGACCGTTGAACGCCATCTATTCCTAAATTAACTTGTTGCTTCGGGGCCACCCATTTGCTCCTGCGGTTGTTGAGCCATCTGTTGCTGTTGCGCCATTTGCTGCGCCATTGCAGTCATGGCTTTACGCTCTTTTTCATCACGAATCAAGGACTCAGGAACACCAAACTTTTTAGCAAGGTGAACCGCTGTTTCCTCACTATCAATTAATATTTGCATCATTTCAGGCCCAAACGTGCTACCGATTAACTCTAAAAACCGAGCAACGGTTGTTATATCCTGATTTGCTTGTGCCTGTGCAAGCGGAGAAACAGAGCGAATTTTAATTTCACGCCCGTTTACTTGCGGCACTTCAATGCGACCTTGCTTTTTAAGTATGTAAATAACACGCTGCAACACTGGCTGTACCAATTCAGCTTGCAATCTACCAAATGCAGAACCAATACGCCGAGATAAATCAGCCATACGCTCTGCAACCTCAGTAGCAGATGCAGGGGTTTTATCAGGATTACCAAGCATATCATTATACAAAGCGCGTTTAATGTTAAGGCGCATGTCAGAAAGAACAAGTTGAGCAACATCAAAGTTGCCAGCAGCTTGTAACGGTTGCAACCCAGAACTGCCCATAGCTTTCGGTATAATAGAACCCGGAACTAAATTTATTGTATCAGGATTAATTACTCCATCGTCATCAACTTGATAAATACCAGCAATAGACATTTGAGCGTTTTCAAGAATTAACTCAATAGTCAGGTTAGTTGTTTTAATTGCAGATAATGCGTTAAGTAAAGGGCCTCGCCCATAAACTTCGCCAGCGCACTTAGACCAGCGAAAACAAACAAACGGATTAGAACCCAACCCCTTCATCTGCTTTTCGTGTAGGATGGTTTTAGTTACTAAGCATAGAGCATAATGGTAATATGCTTCCTCATTCTTCTGAGAATAATCTCTGCAAAGAATCTCAAGGATATTAGTGTCCCTGTCAGCACCCATCATCTTCTCAACCTTGGGGTCAAGTTTTGCATTAGGGTACATAATAGGCAAAGAATCAAATGGGATGTTCTTTCTTTCCCTAAATACATGGTCAATCTTATCGTCAGGGCCAGTATCTAAAACAACATGCGGCAAAGGTATTGAGGTAAAGTTAATTGGATTAATTGAATCCCCTTCTTCAACGCATAAAATTCCAGTGCCAACAGCCAAGTCCATAAATGATTCATGCACTTCTTGGCTAAAGTTAGAGTTTTGCAGTATTTCAAACACATAATCAGTTACGGAATCTAACTCATTATCTATTTCGTCCCGATCTTCTTTAGGAACCTCACTGCCAGCCATAAGATCAGCCCATCTAGCAAAGTTTGGAACCAAACCAGACTGTAATCTACTCGCAAATTCTTGAACACCAACAACAGCCGTTTCATCAAAGATACGATCATCCCTGCGCTGTCCCGCTTCCTCATAGTAAAACGACTCACGCATAGGCAAAGCGTACTCATAACATTCCTCAAACAAAGGAACCCAGTTATCACGAAAGGATTTTGCTTTTTCGTAACGCTTGACCTTACCTTTAACTAAGGCGTTGTTGTTATATTCCATTAGCCAAACCTACTTAAATATCCCTGACCGCCGCCAGTAGAACTATACAAAGAACGGCGACCTACACCCTTACCGCCTCGACCCTTTTCAGTTTTACGATCTAAAGCTACAGAAATTTCCTCGCGTTTAGTGTTGGCCCGTTCCTCAACCTCTCTACGCTTTGCTTCTTCTGCATTAACTCTAGCTTGCGCTGCGGCTTGATTGGCGCTTTCGCTCTCTTGAGGTGGAGCAACAACGACTTTAGGCTTGGGAAAACACATAATAATCTCCTTTGTTGCGACTCAGAACCACAACTTACATAAATAAACAATGCACAAATTAACTAAAGCCTTGCCCAAAGGCTCTGTTTTTTCCTAGCACTCTTGTTAGATTTGCTAAAAACATCAAAACTTCTACTGGCAATAGATGGGCGCATAGGCTTTTGACTGTTCATTAATGCGCGACCCTCGCCAGCACCTAAGAAAAGGTACTGTGCTGCGTCATGCACATGGCTAAACATATTCTTATCGGGCTTATCGGCGTACCTCTCACCCGAAACTTCCATACGTTTGTAGGAGTATCCGCTCTCAAATCCTTTGATAAGAGTGGCGCACCGCCGATCTACAAGTAACGCAGGTTTGCCCTCCACCATTTTTGTCAGTTGGGAGGAAACCGACTCAAGGCGAAGGTCAACAGAATTAGAAGGCGCAGGGAAAGCACGAAGCCCCGCACCGCGAAGAATATGGAATGGTGTTGATTCATCTGTCTGCGCTCTAAAGTCACCAGCAGGATCACCATAGATAATAACCTCACCAGCAGCAGCGAAGCGGGTTGATAACTCATTTCTTAGCACTTCGGCAAATCGCACAATGCCCATATCAATAGCAACTATTTCAGACTGAACCAGCCACCGCCCTCTAACTTTCTGAGCAAATACAGCAGCAGGAGTAAGACCAAAATCAATACCCACATAAACGGGCGTAGCGGCAGCAATGGGTATTTCCTCTTTGGCAACGTGAACATCAGTAGCAAACATAGGATACACAGGTTTACCGTCCTGTATATGGCCCAATTGATTCATTACATATACATCAATCCAGCTTTTAGTCTTACCCTGCACTAAATTAGGGTAATAGCTTTGCAGCATGTTATTAACATTCTCAGCTTTTGGATTGGGAATATAACCTTCTATTTCCCCTTCTTCGTTTTTCTCCGCAACCATGCCAGCGGGTTGCGTATAGAACGACCAGTTAGAAGGCTTAACGAGCATCTTAGCTTGCTCACTTGGTATATGGTCAGGGATTGGAACCTCACCGGCCATAATAGGCCACCAGTGATCTTCTTCGGGAGCATTAGTATCGGCAATGACGCCATTCCACGTAGGGCCACCATCACGCATAGAAGGAAACCGACCCACGCGCATTGTGCAAGCGTCGATAATTGACTTAGGAATTTCTCTAGCCTCATTAATCCATATACCTGATAACTCTAAAGAAAGAAGTTTCTTAACATCTTCGGGTCTATCTAAAGCTAAGAAGATAACCTCTAGGTCAATGTCGCCCCGTTTGATTCTGTGGGTGTAAGGAACCGACCAATTAAACTTACCCCACTCACCTTCTGGAAACCAATCAAGCCAAGTTTTAATTGTGGTTGTTCTTAGCTGCGGATTGGTGTTACGAATAATAGCCCATCTGCTTTTGCGTATTCCATCAGGGGCTTTTTCTTGCTGCAAGGCGCGACGAAAAACCTCAACGCAACAGCATACAGATTTGCCAGAACCAACAGGGCCACGTATGCCGCGAAAAAAAGTATCATCCTTCATAAAAGATTTAATAATCTCTCCATCAGGCTTGTACTTAAAATCAACCATTACTTGCTCATTATTTTTTGATCAATGCCAACCTTAATCATCTTGGCCGCAACCTCTGGGCCTATAGCCTCAATCATTTTGTCAGTCTCGTAGTTGGTTACAAAGTCATTAGGGTAATGCTTCATGTGAGTTAGCTTAACAACTCGCCTAAGCGTGTCTCGCTCTTGCTGAGAAAGGGTATTAATAAAGGTCATTACACCCCCGCAGATCATCTTCGGTTATGTCGCCTATTTTTTTAAATAGCGGCTTTTTTTGAGAAGGTGTTTTATCTAAAATCTCAGATAAAGGCCGGCCAATCTTAGGCTGAGTCTCATTGTAAAATTTTCGTATAAGCAAATTCTGCTCATGCAAATCGTTACTATCCATTATTGCTTGAGCTATTTGCTTTCTGCGCCATACATTAAGTTCATCACTCATTCTTTTCCCCCCTATGCAAATCGTTTATCATCTGATCCATCATACGCCTTTGAATTATTGTATATGGGTAATCAGGCCACTGATTGGCTATATAGCCGCGAATAAAAGCGTCCGTTCTGCTCACATCCATGAATTTATCAAACGGTCTTGTGTCACCAGATTGCTCATATGCCCTTTTGTGGCTCTCAATTTGCGCTGGTGTAAACGTAAGAACCAAATCTTGTTTAGCCTTTTTATACGCAGGAGATAATGAGGGTGCGGCATGTAGCATTTCCCCAAATATTGCGTCCTGTAATTTCTTGCCTTGTAACGCTGGATTATAAATCTCCATTAAGAACCCCTTAGTTGGGCTATCTTCTGGATGGTAAAACTCTAATTGACGGTCATCGCCCTCAAACAAAGAAATCATATCCCGTTTGTCGGAAACCTCAATACCTTTAAATATAGGAAAGTCCTTAAATATTTTGTCAGCTATTAACTGAGCTTCATTCTCCATACGGATTAAACAACGATCTAGCTACGCCGCCCTCTCTTTGCTTTAAGTCTACATTGCCATATCGGGGCGCAGGGCTATCCCCACGCTCCATTCTTAAACTAGGCAATGCACCCCATAAATGCTTGTTAGATAATTCAGCATAGAACTGATCCACCGTTTTTATCGGAGGTGGTGGGGGTGGCCCGACAGGTCGCGCTGCTTGGCGAGGTTTATCATCTTCGTCGCCGTGAAATAGTTGATATTGAGCCTCATGTCTTTTTCTATCAGCAGTTCTTCTTTCATAAGCCGTACCATAAGCCTCTGCATGATACCCCTGCTCGTCATCTTTTAAGCCGAGGCCAATGGCAATGTCATCGGCCATTGCGCTTGCCATATCGCCAGCCCTTCGCTGACCGCCACTTATAGCACTCATAATTGCGCCAATAATCATCAGGCTTTCCCCGCTTTCTTGTTGCGCCTAATTGATCTATTAGCCGCTCGACCAACAGAACGCAAATTCTTAGGACTGTTATCCCTCGGATTACCGTTCTTGTGATCTACGTCCTTGCCATCACCGCGCTTGGCCTTGCCAGCCCTCTCCAACAAAGAACGCGCCTTCTTACGCGCACGGTTATCAGCCATCCTCTTAGGTGACTTGTCGTACTTACCCTCACCACTCATAGAGTAATCACGGACGTAATTATGACTGCTTGGCATTAGACTTCTTCTTCTTGGGAAAACCAGCTTTCATGTTCTTATAAGCCTTGTCACTGACAGTTGACTTTGCCTTAGAACGACTTGTACCTGCTGCCTTCCGTTTGTTAATGTTCCTATATAAACTCATCTAACACTTCCACTTCTTTAATGCTAAAGCCTTCCTTGTAGGCCGACCCTTTTCATCCTTCATCGGCCCCTTAACGCCACTCATACGCGCACAGAAAGAACGCTTCCTTGGGCCGCCTTGAGGCTGAGGTGGCTTTAAATTAGCACCCTCTTTGTTTTTAAAGTAACGCCTACCAGCTTCGTTCAATCCACCAGAAGGACTTTGATACTTCTTAGCAACCATACCTTATACCTCAGTATCCTCCACATCCTCCATTCCTCCATAACCCAAACTAAGAAAAAAATAAAACGCACAAAGTATAATTTGTTTTTTTACTCTGATGGAAAAAAATGAGGGAGGTTGACCACATGGAGATAGTAATGAACAAGTTTTGACCCCCTACCCCCCAATGACCAACATTGCTGGGCGATGGGCTGGGGAACCACTAACACCAAGCTAGGACAAATCTATCGACACTCGGATGTCGCCAGCAATCTGAACCTGTGATCTATCTATAGGTTTGAATCCCGCACGATCTAGAATGTCCTTACTAGCCTCAAGCTGCACATACTCAGACTTAGCACCCGAAGCGAGACTAGCAACCCTAGCAGCAGCTAACGTAGCGTTCAAACCCATAGTCTCCGTAATCCTCACCATCATGTACTCCTGCACATGGGGCAACCGTAACGTCTTGGAAGCACTCACTCTTCCAGATTCACCCGCTGCATATCCTGCCTTCTCAGCCGCAGCTTTAATACTACAACCTTCCGCTACGAGTGTATCAACCAATGCGCTCTGCCTTGTGGTCAGTTTGCGTTGTTTCGTTAGCTCCTTCATCACTACCCCCTCTGTATCTCCCCCATCTTTGGCGTCTAAATAAACCCAATGTCAATGCACAAATGATTGCTAAACCACAATCATGTTACTCCGTAAGGGCCACTATTCGTGGAGAACCATGAGTTCATCATGGAGATGACAATCTGATCTCAGATTGACCAGACAATGGCTTGTCCCATTGATGACATAATCGTCTTGCCGATTAACCACAACAATCCCTTGTGAGATTGATCCACATAATCTTCTTGCAGATTAATCACGCTGCCCAGATCAAATGTAAGTGACAACTAAGAACAATTGCCGCGCGTATCGCCGCGCACCCCTCACTGGCGTGTAAGAGAGCAAAAGTCCCTACAATCCTCAAGGACAGGAGTCCGTCATAAAGCACAACCAAATACCCACTGTCATTTCGACTTTTTGTGCTGCCACACCCAACGGACACCGCAATGACGGACGTTGCATCCTGCGGATAGGGCAGTACGCTACATCCTATGCGGTATCCTTATGGCCGTGGACAAGGGCACAAGTCGAAAGACAGATGGGTAAGTTTTATTAATAACAAGGAACACAGCATGTATAAAGTGGTACGAAAGTTCAACCAAAACAACGACAACTACAACACTAGGTCACAATCGCCAGACAAAAACAACAGAGCAGCACGGCGCAAAGCAGCAGCCAAAGCGCGTAAAGCTACTACGGTGAGAAAAGATCGCTAAACCACGATCTTGTGCCTCCGGCGGCTCTTTCCAGAGGGGAGGGGGCTTGGCCCCCCTACACAATCTGACTTCAGATTGACCAAGCAATCATTTGTGATTGATCCAACAATCTCTTGTGAGATTGATCCACAAGATCGACGGGCCGATCTATCCCCCTAGAAAGAAAGAAAGAAAATGGCCCTCGCAGTGGGCCATACAGTCTCCGAACTGTAGTCGGCAAACAAAGATGTGTTTGATCCCTCTTTATCAAAACAGCATCGGCCCGTTATGCGCTCTAGCAGGGTCTGCGGATGACGAGCTTATGCGTACCCACTGGAATAACTAATCCACTCCCGACTTTTCTGAAGAAGAAAAGCTCGTCCATTCCTTAGTGATTCTTGTCGGCAACACTCGCCACCTTGCCAGCCTGCTAGGTGCGCTGTGGCACTTTATGTAATATATATATGAACCCCCGTGGGCATTAAAACCCCGTTAGGCCACTTACAAAATGCACCGTCAACCCCCAAATGGCTTCTTACCCGAAGCCATGATCGTGAAGAACGATCTCACAACTGGGGGTCGGGGCCTATCACAAAATGTACGCAAATCAGAACCTGACGCGGCATCACATTTCATACCTCCGATAATACAGAAGAAAACCATCGGGATGTGACGCAGCATCAGAACCGGTGATTTCCCCACATTTTCTGTCGCATCGCTTAGGCCCCTTGACCGTTCCCTCGACGCCGACACGCTAAGAGTGCGGTCGGCAAGTCTTCAGTGCGATTTTGAAAGGCGGCAAGCATCGGTTGTAATGCACACAGTTCCATAAGACATTACATAACTCAAATGGAAAACAGAAAAATGGCCCAATCTATACCTTATACCTGCCAGCAATTCGGCATCATCAGGGCGATGGAATCAAATATCATCCCTTGGGAAGATCAATTCAGGTTCGTCCCAAACACCAAGTTCAGAGTTTGCGACCTAACCAACGAAACTGACGGCTTGCTGCAAGACTTAGCGCAATGGGCTTGCTGCCGAGGTTTCACTGAGGCGGAGGTCGAACTCACCAAGATCATCCAACTGCTGCATAACTTAAAGGACGAGGCAGCAATAAACGAATACGAACATCAGCACGACTAAGGTTTGCCGCTACTACGGTGAACAGTCTCCAGCCCCTATCAAGTAGAAAGGACAGTGATAGGGCAACTCACTAACCTTAACCTTAATCTTAAACAGAAATGGAACTAACAAATGTCAAATACTAAAACAGAACTTCTCGCTCAAGTATCCGAACTTACCACCAAGAACGCAAAACAGCGCGACCACATTCTCACTATCGAACAGGAACTCACCAACATCAAACGTGAGAGCATTGCTGAAATCTACGACCGCATGATGCACCAACTGTCCCAAACCGTTTACAAAGTGGCTTTCAACGGCGACATGCGGGAGGACGATCTAGGCTGGCTTGCCCAAGTACAGATAAGCCAGAAACTCCTAGACGGATCGTACTTCCTACTAAACGGATACCAGCCCAAAGACGCTAACAGGGACAGGAAACAGGGCTTGATCGAACGGGCAGACAAAGCTCATAAGGCAACGCAAGACGCGATCAATGGACGCCGCCCCTTTAGGGAACTCGCAGAACAGACAGCGGCTCTCAAGGCTCTAAGTACCACAGTCCAACAACTAGACGCTGCAACAAGATCACGACTGTTCGGCATGACAGGTAACACCGCTCTCGCATACGGTGAGCCTAAGATTGCAGCAGCAAAGGCAGCGCATAATCTACCAGAGCAACGGGCAGAGGCCACAATAACAGCCGAAGAAGCCGCACAACTCGAAGCATTA